GCTGCTCCTTGTCGCGCTTGGTCGCCTCGATTTGTTCGGGCGTCCGACGGCTGTAGGCCCTGTTGCCGTCGCAAGCCCGGCCGCCTATCCCGAGCCGGTGTACCTTCCCCAAGACGGCATTGCGCGTAAATCCCATCGATGCTGCAATCTCCGCAGCAGAAAGTCCGGAAGACCACAGGCCCTTCAGGGTATCCGTGCGGTTATCATCCCATGCCGATGATGCGTTGTTCCTCACTTCACGCCCCCCTCCAAGATTTCACGAGCCGCCGCAAGCTGAGCTTCAGCCGATGCCAGCGTGTCGTCGCGATAGTTCGAACCAATTTGGCGAGCGAGATGGACTTCATGCTCTAAGCCTTGAATTTCGCTTTGAAGAACTGCGACGAACTCAGCGCGAATGCGCTCCATCAGCCAGTTCGGAATGACCTTGCTTCGAAATCTCCTGATGTTCTCCAGCGTGCCTGGAGCCGTCTTCAGTTTGCGCGCGATCTCCGGCCGAACCTCGTTGATGGTTCTGTTATTCCGCTTGGCCTCGGCGTTCTCGATCTTGGTGACGAAGTGATGCGCGGTTGAAAGATCCGCTGTAGCGGTACTCATCTGGATAACCTCTCCATCTCGGATGGATGCCATGTTATAATTCCTCTGCCATGTTGAACCATGGTCAGAGATACTCAGGATAACGAACCATTCAGTTTCATCACGCTCAGCGCTGCAACGCGAAACGTGACGCGATATCTAGGTCTCGACGAAAAGAAGGATGAAGACACTGGCAACAAGCGCAACCGCGGTGATGGTCCCAAGGATCACGTCCCTGATGAGGCCGCCGATATCGAGCGTCGGATAGCTGATATCCTCGCTATGGAGAATCGATTGCGCAGGAAGAGGATTTAGATCGCGCGGCGTAACATGCGCGTATGGAGAGCCGCCGGACTGGTTGCCCCCAACGGTCTGGCGGCTCGTTCTCCAATGGGTCATGATGTAACTAAATTGCTGGCGCCGACCGCCACGGGGAACGGAGGGGGAAGCGTAACGATCGGCGCGCATTCCCCGAAGGGAATGGTGTTCAATTTTGACCATTGATCGCGTGCGAAACCGGACAGAACCGTTGACATCAATTCTTGAAGTTGCGTTTCAGTTTTCGGTCGCGGAGCCGACGCAATCGTGTCATGATGTGCCCTTGTTACCCGCCGGGGGGCCGTCGTATGGCCGTGATTTTTCGGTTCCCGCGTGTTCATGCGCGGGCCTCGTTTGGCTCAGGCTTCAAGAACGCATCCAAGGGGATCACCCCACCAGACACCTCGCTCAGCCGCTTGGCGAGCCCGAGGGACGCCTCTTTCCGACCGGCGAAGATGTTGCGCAGATGCGCGTCGGAGCAATCGGCGGCCTCCGCTACTTGCGCGACGGACATTTCTTTGGATTTGGCCCAGCGGAGCATTGGATGTTCGGACATAGCTTATATTTCCACCAGAAATGTCGAAAGTCAACAGGAAATATTTCTGGAAGAAATCCGCGTCCCTATCGAAGCGTCCTTACAATGCGTCATGACCGCGCCGCATGACGAAGAAGCCCCAGAGATCTACCTTGGCGACTGGCTCGATCTATTCGAGGTCCATGTAGGCGAAGCAGCGGAAATCGCCGGTTGCGGTCAAAGCTACATCTCCAACATCATAGCGAACCGGAAATCCAATATTAACGTATTGTTTCTGCTTAGACTTTCTGAAAGTCTTGGCGTTACGATCAACGACTTTTACCGGCCCTTACCAAATCGGTCGCAACTGACGACCTTGAAGAACCTTTCCCCCAAGGCTCAGGCCACCCTCCTCGCCCGTCAACAGCGTAAGAACTGACAATACCTAGCGATTCTGCCGGAACCCGCCCCCTCTGAAAATTATTATTTCTGGGGGAAACATTTCTGTTGACGTACAGACATTTCTGTGAGAAATATAACTCCATCGGAAGCCGCCCTGATGGAGACGCAAGATGACCAAGACCCTCACCCTCGGAACCGCCAAGATCACCCGCCGCGATGGCCTCTTCATCCTGAACTGGATGAACCAAGGCTCCTTCCTCGTTGGCGAGCAGATGTTCGGTAACATCAACCCGGCTCTCCGCTTCTGCCGCGAGCGCGGCCTGAAGGTCATCGAGACGGCGCTGTAACGAACCCCGATACCCGGAGAAGCAAGATGTCAGACGCGCAGCTCTATGGCTTCACAAGCCTCATCGCGGTTCTCGTGGCGCCCTACGTCGCGTTCCTCAGCTTCTTGGTGTGGTGACATGCTCGCCCGCCCTCGCCCCAACGGCCACCCGAAAATGCTCCCCGCGCAGCCCGGCATCAACGCGCCGCGCGCCGCATGGATCGACATCAACGCAATCGACGCAACAGACCCGGTTCATTTCACGCATCATCAACGGAAGGTTCCAGATGACCAGTTTGACTATAGCCAAGACAGCGACGAGCGCGGCGATGGCCCCCTGTACTGAAATCGCAGTCGGCTCGGCATGGCAGAGCATCTGCGTTGCCTCGCTTATCGGACATTGCGAAGCCGTGGTTGCGAGCGGACTTCTTCCCCAACCTGCAGAGCAATCGCTTCGCTTCCTGATCGCGGAAACCCTGTCGGCATTCAACATGGCTTCGCACGATCAGGTCGAGAACGAAACCGCCGCAATCCGGCAAGTGATGGAGCGAACATGACTTTACAAGACTGGGACACCAAAGTCCGCCCTCACCTGAACTTCATCCGCTCCGGCGCCGAAATGGCCGCGCGTCATGCCCGTCAGTTGCCGCTCAGGCCGGCATTCGAAAGCAAGGCACAGGACGAACTCGCAGAAGCCCGCACGGTTCTTGAAGCAGCCTTGAAGCAGATCGTTACGGCGCAGGAGACCTACGCGAGCAAGCCGCTGGAGACTGTGTGATGTTTTCGGACGAAACCAAAGCCGCCCTTGGCGCGAAGCTCTCCCCCGCCAACGTCAAGACACGTAAGCAGGGCGGCGCCACCGTCTCCTATGTCGAGGGATGGGCCGTCATCGCCGAGGCCAACAGGATATTCGGGTTCGATAATTGGACCCGCGAGACGATCGATATCAAGTGCGTTTCGGAGCGTGAGCGCGAGATCGGCACAGCTAGGAATCCAGGTTGGGGCGTGACCTATCTCTGCAAGGCCCGCGTCATCGTTGACGGTGTGGCGCGCGAGGGCTGCGGCGCGGGCCACGGCATCGACCGCGACCTTGGGCAGGCTCACGAGAGCGCGATCAAGGAAGCCGAAACCGACGCGATGAAGCGCGCTTTCATGACGTTCGGCAATCCGTTCGGCCTCGCCTTGTATGACAAGACACAATCGAACGTCGGAGATGAAGCTGACGACAGCGCCGTGCGGTATGTCGCCGAGTGCAAAGCCAAGATCGCTGGCTTCCCCGATCAGGATCCCCGCATCCTGCCGTGGTGGGATGGAGAGAAGCAGGCGCGCCGGGATTTCGGCCTGAGCAACGAGGAAGTTGCAGAGCTGAAAGCGCTCGTCATCGCCAAGCTGCCGAGGAAGGTTGCCGCATGAGCGCCCCGACAAAATGGCAGCCGATCGCAACTGCGCCGAAAGACGGCACATTAGTTGATTTGTGGCTAACGGGCGGCGGTCGAGTAGCCGATCAGTGGTGGTGCAATGAGGATCAGACGTGGTGCGGCCTAGAGAATGAAATGTTCTCGCATTGGGCGCCCATTCCGGAATTTGAGGGTGCCGCATGAGGGACCGCATCGACACAAGAGAGGCTCTGCGCCTGTGGCTGATCTGGAGAAATTGGCGCGAGGTTGCCTGCCGTCTGATCCGACCGAACGGACAGGTTTTCACAGCGGAAGCCGCTCGCAAGGCTGTCTGGGAATATCACAGGGGTTTGAGATGACTGCTTTCCGCGCGACGTTCGCCGATATGAAGCTGGTCAAGACGCGCCAAGTCGCACAGTTGATCTTCGAAATTCCGATTGAGGATTTCGATGCCGCGTATGAAGTTCTCGGCGGCATGCCTGTTCCCGCAAAGGAGCGATGGTTTGGAATCGCCGCCATCAAATCACCCGAGGAGAAGGAGGCCACCGCAAAGCCCCGTCAGAGCAATCCCCCAAGCCCCCACCCTGACGGGGCAAAGCGCGGCGTGCGGCCGTGGAGAGACTTAAAGCCATCGACGCAAGCTGCAATGCAGTGCGACAAACCAGTATTCTGGGCCTTCCTGAATGAAGTCCGCGGGTATGGCGTTGATGATCCGACAGGCGCCGCGGAAGCGGTCCGAGAGATTTGCTGCATCGCTTCAAGGTCATTGCTGGATACCGAGCAAGCGCCTCGCGTCATCTGGCATCAGCTTGATACCGAATACCAAGCGTGGGCAGCGAAGGAAAGGGTTGGCGCATGAGCGAACTTCGCCAACGCCAGCCTCGCGAACGCGATGAACGCCACCTGGATTTCATCCGCTCGCAGCCGTGCTGCATCTGCGGCCGGATCGATACGGAAGCCGCGCACATTCGAACCGCATCCCTCGCGCACGGGAAATCTCATACCGGCATGGCTGAGAAGCCGTCCGACAAGTGGACGCTCCCACTGTGCAACTACCACCACCGGGAACAGCACGGCATGAACGAGCTGGCGTTTTGGAAAGCATACAACATCGATCCGTTCATGCTGGCAATCAAGATGAGAGAACGATGACCGCAACCATCCTTGACGCCCTGATGCAGAGTGCCGCCGCGATCTCCATCATCCTGTTCTGCATCTACAGCTTCAGCGGCTGGGCGAATGGAAGGATTCCGCTATGAGCGAGACAAATCCGATAACCGCGCAACGGCTGCTCGATCACGCCGCCAGCGACCACTTACGCGGCTGTATGGGCCGTCAATATTCCTGCACCTGCGAATACGACACCATCACAGAGAGGCTCTTGGTCGATGCCGCATCCCGCATCCAGGAACTGGAGCCCAAAGCCGCCGCCTACGACGCATGCAGTTCAAAGATCGACTGCCTGTCGCGTGGTGCTGTCCCGGTACGTGATGACGGGGCGGAGATCCTAGTTGGGCTAACCGCCGTGATCCAGTATCGCAATAAACGCGAGCTGGGCCCGTGGAAAACAATGGCTGCGTTCGATGTGATGGGGCCCGCCGAGAAATACTTTGCCGACCAGCGCACCGAAGCTGACTGGCCTTGGGAATATCGGCTAGTCGATTTGAACGAGGACACCGCAAAATGATATGGGACATTATCGGCGCAGAGCTTGGCGCCGTCGTTCTCTTCATCCTCGCCATGTTCGTCGGCTCCTACCTGCTTGGCTGCATACAAGGAACATGCTCATGAGCCGGAGTTCTCCCGAGTCCGCCATCCTAGATGCTGCCAAACGGATGCAGTCATTCAACGCGCTGACGCAACTCGTGACAATCCCTTGGGATGACATCGATCCGCAAGAGCGCAACCACTGGATCGGCCTCGCGTGTGCAGCCCTCCGTGGCGGTCATGCCCAAACTCCGGCAGACACTTATCGCGAGACTGTACGGAAGGTCGCCGCTACCCGCGAAAAGCGAAGGGCTGAATTGCAGGAGGCCGTTGTCGCCGCACACGCGGCCTTTGAGGCTATCCCGATCGGCTTTCCACTACAGCAGAACGGCCGAACGATCGACCACACATTGCTCAACGAGGCCAAGCGACTTTGCGAGTTGGCACTTTCGGACACATCGACAGTTCGTACTTGCGATCACGACTGGAAGATCTGGCCTGAGACAGATGGCCATAGCCAACGTTGCATGAAGTGCGGAGCCTACCGCGATACGCCGACATCCTCTCCAGAAAGGAAGTGAGCCATGTACGGCACCAACCGCAGCACTCTCGGCCCTCGACCACCGCGGCAGACGTTCTGGGAGGCCATTGTCTCACTGTGGCGTGACCTGAGGGGAATCCGATGACGCCCATCCAGCAGGCTATCGCAATCCTGGAAGAGGATGCCTTGACCAACCGGATCGAGCGCGCGCTGGAAGTGCTGCGCGGAGTACCGCAGAGTCCGGCAGCCATAGGCTTCGCCGCATACCATCCGACGTTGGGGTGGCGTCCAGATCTGGCTGCGAAAAGCGCACAAATAGCTACAGCACTGGTGATGCGATCGATCGACGGAGCTGCCGCGGCAGGATGGGAGGTTCGACCCATTTATGACGGCCCGGACACGCGCCCTGATGGAAATAGCAAATGAACAAGCGCCACGTCTTTGTCAGTGACGAAATTAGGAACGCCGTGATCCACGAATGCGCAGCCGTGATCGGCAATATGCGTCAATCTGAGGCTGGCTTGTTTGACCCTAAACATTCGGGCCAGCGTGGCTGCGACAGATCAGACGCGCTCTATGACGCATATCAGGCTGTCATGGCACTTATGGTTTCTTCGCATGTACCAAACACACAGGGGGAATAGATGAGGATCGTTATCGAGAAGGGTAAAACTGCTTGGTACGCCACCGCCGAAAATTGCGAGGGATTGTACCGCGGGCTGCTTGTTGTGGGCGGCTCGATGGATGCGGTCATAGACAAGCTACCTGCCGCATTCAAAGACTTGCGCGATGCCGCAGACCGCCGGACACCCCAGGAGTCCGGCCAATGAATGAGAAAGAGCCGCAGGCAGTCGTCGTTACTGGCGCAATGCCAAACGATTTTGCGAATGTGATCGCGGCAGCGATCGACAAGGCACAAGAAGATGGCCTTGATCTAGATGTCGCCGTTTGCGTAGCTGTCGGCGTTTGTGCCGACTATGCGCGAGCCGAGTATAGCGACAAATATCTCGATGCGCTGGCTTGGGTCGTCAAATCCAGAGCTGGCAAGCCCCTACCTCAGTCTGGCGATGTTGTGGGAAAACCGCGAGAGCAAACATGAGCTTCGATCAAGAAAAGCAAAGGTTGCTGAACAAAATGCATGTTCTCCACCCGAAGCCGGGCGACTACTGGCATGAAATGTATTGCCCAGTTGCAAGGGTTCTGGACGCCACTGACGGCTGGGTCATTGTCCAGAAGGTGGGCGGGATGGGAGGCAAAGAAATAAGCGACACCGACCCGAAGCCATGCGCGATGAAGCTGAGCGCGTTCAAGAGGTGGCTCAGCTACAACACGATCAAAGATCAGACATGGGCTCACGTCATTCCGAAACGCTTCCCGCCAGACTCTCCGGCAAACCGAAAGGCTGAAGCATGAGCATGACACGCGACGACAAGATCAAGTGCGACGAATGCGGACAATTCATCGATGTCCAGGATCTCATCGACGGCAAGGCACTGCACCATTTCGTGTTGCCGGATTCTGAGTTCTCGTTCGAGACGTTCGAATCCATTTGCGCCAAGTGCCGCGTGCCAGACACTTCTGGAGACCGAAAGTGACAGACGATAATGGGAACCAAACCTGCATGCGCTGCATGGGGACTGGGATAAGTAACCATCCAGACAGCAATGAGATTTGCGACGACTGCAAGGGGAGCGGCGCAGTTGCACCTTCAAAGTCCCCGTCTCTTTTGACTGAGCGGCTAATCCAAGCCGCGGTGGATTACGAAAGCGGCCGATGCAGCCGGCGAGAGCTATCTGAGGCCCGCGCGGCTGTGGAACTAGCGATCAATTCTGGAGACCGAAAGTGACGATTAAACATACATGGGCTTGTGAGTGCGGCGAAGAAACCCCCTGCCGTCCGGAAGATCAGCGGCTCGGCGCCGTTTGGGAGTGCACGCGCTGCAAGCAGGTTTGGGGTTGCGTCTATCCTAGCCGTGGCGGCAAGGCATGGGTTCATATCGATGACCGAGACGTATCCTTCCACGACCTGCTGGGGCGCAACCACGAAGACGAAGACGACGAGATTGACTTCGGCCTTCCCTCGCGGACATGACGAAAGACCACAACACCAAATGACCGATCGCCGCATGACATTGAAGCAAGCCGCCGAAGAGTTTTTCGGGGACGCTAGGCATGCTTCAACCTTGCGCGCCGAGATCAGCCGGGGGAATCTGGTTGCTTCAATGATCGGGCGGGCCTACTGGACAACCCTGCCCGCCCTTCATGAGATGGAAACCAAATGCCGCGTCGAAGCTCAGGCCCGAAACTCTGGCTCGATAAAGACCGCCATACCTGGACCGTCGTTGACGGCCGAACCCGCCATCGCACAGGGCTCAGCGCAGCGGAAATTAAACAAGCTGAAAGAGCACTTCGGGACTACATCGAGAGCAAGCACAAGCCGGCCGAAGGTCCGAACCCGCTCCTTGCCGACGTGCTCGCCGCCTACGCCGAAGAACACATCGCTCACGTCGTCTCGGGCAAACACATCCTCTACGACATAGGACATTTGAACCGATGGTGGGGCACGAAAAAAGTTTCGGAGATTGGTGCCGCTTCCATTCGGCAATACGTTGCCCATCGGAATGCAGGGGCGTCCGCCAGACGGGAGCTGGCATTTCTGAATGCAGCCATTTCACACTGGCGCGCAAACCACGCCCCACTGATGGCCGTGCCAAAGATCAAACTCCCACCAAAGCCGGCACCCAGGCAAGACTTTATGACACGCAGCGAGGCCGCTCGTTTCTTATTTAAGGCCCGCAGGACACCCCACCTTGCGCGGTTCTTTATCATCGGCTGGTACACGGGGAGCCGGCGCAGCGTAATAACCGGGCTCAAGTGGTCTATGGTAAATCTTGAAACCGGCATCATGCAGAGGAAAGAACGTGGCACAGTCCAAACGAAAAAAAGAGCCCCCCCAGTCAAGCTCGGGTCACGCGTTCTTTTTCATCTTAGAAGATGGAAGCGTTTGGATGGCAAATGCGAGCACGTCATCCACTTTCGAGGAGTGGCAATTCACAGGCCTGTCAGTTCATGGGAACGAGTCAGGCGGGAAGCAGGACTGCCTTCATACGTGGTCCCGCACGTCCTCCGGCACTCCAGAGCGACTCACATGCTCAAGCAAGGCGTCCCCATCTGGGAAGCCGCTAACGCCCTCGGCATGAGCGTGGCCGTGCTGGCGTCAACCTATGGGCACCACGCCCCCGACTGGCAGAAGGATGCAGCGAATGTCCGGTAAGCTTTTGCCCTGCCCGTTCTGCGGCGGTGAGCCATACCTCCACGAAGAGGAAGGTCAGCGGCCAGACGAATCTTCCTTTAGTGTCCACTGTGATGGATGCGAAGCCACTCATAAAACATCTCGGGGTGACGATGCCGTGGCCGCATGGAATAAGCGTAGCATTACCGTAGAGTTACCCGAAGCGCAGAAAACCCTATAAAACAGCCTATTTCTGTGCTACAGATTGAAATGGATGATTTGAGACGCATAAGCTAACTCATTGACATATCTACGATCACGATAGGAAAATACCGTGAACATACAGAAAACAAACGGACGTAGTGTTACCGAAGCGTTACCCGAACGGCTCCTGAAGCGGAACCTCGCCGAGCAGGCCAAGTGGATCAACGATACCACGGGAGACCGTTCATGGGCCAAGCATGAGACGCAGCAGATTGCGTGGATGATGGGGCGGCAGGTCCGGACAGCCTAGGACTGCGGGGAGATTTGTGAAAATCAAGTCTAAGCCATTCTAGACAATCAGCAATCACAAAAAACCCGTCCGCTATCCAGAAAAGCAACCGACGCATAGAGCGTCAAACGGAGAGCGATTTATGCCTTACGAGCCCCAGCATACCGTTGAGCCGACAACGATGATCGTTTGCGCAGGCTGCAAAGACAAATGCGACTTCACCGGTTGGGTTGAGTTTGTTGAACCGACGACAGGCCGCGTTACCGGCGGCTCACAGGTCTGTAAGACCTGCGGCATGCTCGCGATGGATCATTCATTGATGTACGGCGCGTAGTAGCGCCAAGGGAGAACGCGATGGGAATCACCTACGGAGACCACCTGCTCGATTCCGGCCACCACGACATCACGCCTGAGCAGGAGCGCGAAATCGAGGCTCGCGAGGAGTGCGCCCGTCGCGGCCTAGACCCGGATGACGATGCGGCTGACGGCGTCCAAGTTTGGATGGTGGTGGCTCAAGAAATACGCGAAAGGCCACTCCGCACTGAAGTTAGGCATTTCAAGAATTTAGCCGGCAAAGATCGAACGATGCTGATGAAGCCCGGCCGGTTTCCAAATTACCGCTAGCAGTAGCGATCATTCAAACAGACCGAAACAGTGAAGGAGCGAGACAATGGGAAGAGAAATTAGGCGAGTGCCGGCGAATTGGGATCACCCGAAGCAGGAGGGCTGGCACGATGGGCGGCTCAAGCCGATGCATGACGAGCCCTTCGAGAAGGCCGCAGCCGAATGGAAGGAGGCCTATGCGGCTTGGGAGCGCGGAGAGCGGCCAGAATACTGTCCCGACGACAGCAAGGATCTTGAGTATTGGGAGTGGAACGGAGGCCCGCCAGATCGGGAATATTACCGCCCGTGGCAGGATGAAGAGGCGACTTGGTTCCAGGTCTGGGAGACAGTTTCAGAGGGAACGCCAGTCACGCCACCTTTCGCCACCCGCGAAGAACTAGTGGAGTACCTGATCGACCACGGCGACTTCTGGCAGCAGAAACGCTGGGAAAGGGGCGATCGGTTCATGCAGCCGGAGAGGCCCGGCTATTCGCGCAAGAATGCTGAGGCCTTCGTGCTGGGAGATGGCTACGCACCTTCAATGGTGGTGATCCAGCGAGAGGGCGGCGCCGAGATCCTCGACGGCATCAACGCCGCTGGCGCTCTCTAGCGATCAGGCCGGCAATCCGCCAGATGAACGAGGGAACTATGAAGCGTCCTCTTGCAATCGATCTTTGCTGCAAAGCCGGTGGCGTGTCGGTCGGCTTGCACCGGGCAGGCTTTGACGTGATCGGCGTCGATATCGAGCCGCAGCCGAGATACCCGTTCCGGTTTGTGCAGGCGGACGCTCTCTCCTTTCCGCTAGACGGCTTCGACTTCGTATGGGCCAGCCCGCACTGCCAAGGCTACACCGCCATGAGGCACGCGCCAGGGGCCAAGGGTAAGCCGATGATGATCCCGCAGTTCCGGGAGCGGATGCCGGAGAACGCTTTGTGGGCTATCGAGAACGTCGAGAAAGCGGCATGGGACATGATCGACCCGATCACACTATGCGGCTCGATGTTCGGGCTTGGCGCGCAGGGATGTCAGTTGCAACGTCATCGGCTTATCGAGGCCAACTTCCCGATTACAGTCCCGCCATGCAGCCATGACGACCGGCCAGTGATCGGCGTCTACGGCGGCCACGCACGGCGCCGAGCGGCGTCAGCCGGCGGCCGGGGCACGCGGGACGTATGGGAGGGCGGCCATAAAGCTGCGGCGTCAGAGGCGTTAGGCATCGATTGGATGACCCTCGACGAACTTAGCGAAGCAATCCCGCCGGCCTATGCCGAGTTCATCGGCCGTGCAGCAATCGCGGCCATGCAGTCGAGACTATTAGAAGCAGCAGAATAAGGCCCGGAGTGGCAAGGAGACGGAAACCGTGAGTGACAGGGAATTGCTGCGCTACCGTAAGGCGCTGACGATCGCGATAGACGCTCTCCGGGTCTATGCTGACCCCGGCTTCTATCATGCCATCACGATCATCGGGGACCGACCTACAGGCGGGTTCGATGAGGATGTGAGCCGATGCCGGGATTCGGATTACAATCGCCCCATGCCAGGGAAGCGAGCTCGGACGGCCATCCGGGAGTTGGAGCGCCGCTATGCCACCTTGGAGCTAGAGCCCATCATCGACCAGCCCGGTCATCAGTAGTGTAGGCAACACCAACGGAGAGCTCGGGATGGACCCCGTACAACATGGATGGAAGGCGCCGGTTAAGGGGCGTCGTGGCCATCCGCCCAGCAAAGGCAACGGGAAGGCATTTCGTTGGCTCACAGAGAACGCCGCCCATGCCGGCGACGGATGCCTAATCTGGCCGTTTGGTCGAGATAAGCGCGTCAACCGCGGCATGCTGAAACACAAAGGAAAAGGCTACTGGGCTCACCGGCTTATGTGCGAACTGGCCCACGGGGCTCCGCCAACGCCAAAGCACCAGGCGGCGCATAACTGCGGCAAGGGTCACTATTGCTGTGTCAACCCTCGGCATCTCGAATGGAAGACAAATTCCCAGAACCAGCTTGACCGCGCGAAGAACGGTAACACTCTTCGGAATCCTCACGGCCCGCGGGGCGCTATCACTGAGGAGCAGAAAGGCGAGATCGCGCGGCTGGCCGGCAAGATGGCGCAGACCAAGATTGCCGCGAGACTTGGTGTCTCCCTTGGCTGCGTACAGTATTGGCTAAAATATCGAGAGACGCGGGGACATGGCCCTGCCGTTATGCAGTCGAATGGAGTGTGAAACAGTGACTGCCAGCGCCCGATCTCGCCAAGATCATTTCACGGAAGACGAGGCTGCCTTTGTAAGCGACTGCTTCAACAAGGGTGTGAAACCTCAAGAGGTGGCCGAGAGGCTGAAATGCTCCGAGCGAACAATTCAGGTTCGATATGCCTTCCTTCGAAGCGGTGCCAAACGTAAAACACGGCCAAGGTGGGCTATAATGACACCGGAGAGAGATTATTTCTTGGAAGAGAGGGTGGCCGAGGCACTTCGCGCGGAATGCCTGCTGATTTTCGGCTCAACCTGGAACCTGGACAATGCGAACAGGCTGGCACGAACAGCTATCGATGTCATGAAACGACACCAGCGGACTTGACCGAAGATCGCGACAGCAAACATGAAATGCACATACTGCAAACGTGACACGGTTCCGGCATCCAAAGCGCGGCGGAATGACCCGCTCACGCGCACCCGAGATCACGTCATTCCACTTAGCAAGGGCGGTCCTGATACGGTAGAGAACCGGGTCCGATCTTGTCTCCGATGCAATAATCTAAAGGGCGACATGATGCCGAGCGATTGGGAAGCCTTTATGGAGGCAAACCCGTTCTGGTGGCTGCGCACGAAGTTTGAGCGAAAGCTTGCGCAGCAGGGCTTGATATCGCAGCCGATTCCGATTGAGCATAGTAGGTACATATTGACTTACGGGAAGAAGGCATACCGCGAATGGGTCGCGGCGGGCTGTCGGACTTGAGCAGACTTCGCCAGATGAACAGAGAGGCCGGAATGAGCGCAAAGGAACTTAAACTTCACGGCTCGCTGACGTCGGCCCGCGTGAACGATTTGCATGATCCGGCAGGCGGTATCGTGATCCACATCGAGTCCGGGATGAACAGTTTATCGGTGACGCTGGATCGAAACCAGCAGCACCTGCTGTTCCTTTACTTGAAGGAGCGGCTGGCGCGATAATAGAGCTTGCGAGGCACCTGGCGGTGCGCTCCGTCCGATCTACGCTGATAAGACTTGTGGTCAGCAATAGAGGTATCTCCGGATACGGGACGTTCAACGGTTGGGTTCGATCCCCGGCCCTCGCTCCACACTTTCGGTCATGGCCAAACTCCGTCCCGTTAACCAATCTGCCGGGTTGATGGAGGGGGCAACGTGGGGTAGCGTCGGAAACCTCGCTGCTGGGGAAAGCTTCCGGTCGTACCGGGACATGAGCGAAAGCGCCTTGGCGCACGCTTCGGCAGCGAGGACATTTTGGAGGATTTGAGATGCCGCTTTGGGCCGTCATTCTGCTTCTAGGCGTTGCGTTTGTCTCGATGCTCGCCGCCAATTGGGACGACATCGTTCATCTCATCGGGACGGCCAACGATCAGGAAAAGGCAGCCGATCGCGCGAACGAGCAGATGAACGGGCGGATGGCAGACGACAAAACGATTACGTCTTGATGACCATCTGACGGAAGCCGCGATTGCGGAGGCCCATCAGCGTCCACGAAAGATCGAGCGCTGCGCCTTCTACACCACCGCTATAGAAGTCGTTCGGCGCGTGCCCCCATCGCGAATCCAGCGCGATATAGTCGGCAGGATAGATGGCATTGCTGTTCGCGTTGAACTTGTTGAATGAAGCTACCAGGGTATTCGCAAACGCCCGGCTGCGCTTCGCCGCAATCAGGAAGTTCTGCTGGTCCGACGTTCCGGTGATCGCCAGATCCCAGCCGCCTTCGTACATGGCGATCTTCTTACCGATGCCTCCCAGGTGGGTTGCGTAGGCCGGCATCAGCGTATCATAGTAGGCGTCGAACGTCTGCGACCCGCCGTAGGTTTTCATCCCGAGGACGTACAACGCGCAGGCTGCTTCCTTCGCCACCTCATCGGTGCCGGCCGCAAGCCATGCTGTCGTGCAGGTTGCCTTGCTGTAGGTGGCGTTGCTGTCGTCGTTGTAGATGTAGGCAGCAAACGCGCAGTAGTCGTGAACAGAGATCGGCTCGGCCGCAGTCGGATTCCAAGTGGCATCCGTCAAAACAGCGGTAGTGCCATGAGCGCGGAGGTAGTTGACACTGCCGCCGGCGATGCCCTGAGACCCCTGAAACCCTAGCACGTACTTAATGCGAGGATAGCTCGCGCTCGGAAACGCTGCCTGAATATCCTTGCACATGAGGTAGGAGCGCAAAGCAGCGAAACTAGCGCGATCGGTGCTTGACGTGAGGACCGCGCCCCATCTCTGCAACCCTCTTTGAGTAAGGTAGAACGTTTGTGAGAATTCAAGATTTGCTGCATTCCATGTCTCATTATCGAACTCTACCATCAACGGTATCGAGGCGCCGAGAGCGGCGTAGCCATTCGCGCCGTTCTCGACCACATCGATCGATTTAACCGCGACGTTGGACGACGCGCTATAGTCTGGATCCACCGAAAGCAGAGCCCAATGAGGGATGTTGAGCCACAGCCCGATCAGACTGGTGGATAGTGCATTGATCTCGTTGACGCACGCAACAATGATCTCCAGCGGGATACCCGGCTTGTGGCCCAGGTCTTTGCCCGTGCCGGGGAAAATCCAGACGCCTTGAACGATGGTGCCGTCGCTGTCTTTTGCAGCGTAAATCGTCTTGTCGAAATAAAAGGTCTTGCCGTCGCCTGCCGCGAGATATTCAAGTCCGTAGTTGTTGGCAAGGGTGACGCCATCCTCGAAAACGACGGGATAGTCTCGGCGGTCGCTGCCAGTGCCAACCTGTAGCGAGATGTATTGATTGCAGGTTCCGGCGCTGAACGTGGTAAAGGCTGAAGTGTCGATCCCAACCGAATACGTGTTGGCATCTGATACAGTAATCGTGCAAATCCTCCGATCCAGCTCAGTCATCCCGGCCGAAATGAAATGCAAAATCTTGTCGCCAGTATTGAACCCGTGACCCGTACAGGTCACAACTCCGGGGTTTGCTTTGGTGATCGCGGTGACGGTCTTGTTGACGCTGGAGCCTGACACGTAGGCGGGCGAGCGAACGAGGTTGTTTGTGATCCGAGTCTGCGCAATCTCGCCGTGCTGCATCGAGCTTGGCGTGCCGGTGACGGCCGCAAGCGCGATCTGGTTCGTCCCTGTCGTCTCACCGTAGCGAGGGCCGGTCACCCAGTTGTAGTTGCCGACGATTCCGGTGTGACTGGGAAGCGCCCGATTTTCGAAGCGGCAGAGCCTTGAACTGTTGTCGCCGAACCAGTTCATAAACCGGAGAAAGCCGGGGTTTAAATCGGCGTAGATTTGTTTCCATGCGGTCCGGAAGATTTTACCCGCTGCCAGATCGGCGGTGTCCTCGGTACGGTAGAACCGGACCAGCCGCAGGAATTTACCGGTGTTCAACGGGTCAACGGTCGTGATGCCGAGCCCGACCGTCGCGCGCGATCCGCTATAGGTGATCTGCGCAGTCCAGCGAACACCCGGCCCCTGGTCAGTAACGGTGAGGTTATTGCTGGCCTTTGAAACGCCAGTGGCCGCTCCGAGGGTCCATGTCCCCGCGCTCAGAGCGATGACGCCGGAGCCAAAACCATCGATCGTATATGGCCCTGCAAAGTCCGTTGATGACGGAATGCGGATAGCGCCGAGGCTGCTGGATTTATTGATAACTGCCGTCGAGTATGCCGGCCACCCGTCAGAATCGATGTTCTGCGTCCAGAGCGCGCCGCCAACCGTCCACCAAGGAGAGCTGGTTCCTGGCCCGAACTGGATGGCGCCACGCACATGATCGATAAAGGCGTACTCCGAGGCCGTTGCGGCCGCGAAGTTCATGTTCATCACGGAGCGCTTGTCTGAAGCGATCATCAGAACACCGCAATTCGAAGCGCCGACATAAACCTATTCAACCGAGCTGCAAACCTTGCGGCCTGATCTGCCGTGAACCCGCCGCCGATCCATGCGGCGGATAGTTCATCGGTTGCCTGCCCGGCTATTGAGCCAAGATGATTCCGGCCGAGAATGTAAACGTTCAAGGCTGCCGGAACTCCGGCGGCGACCGCCGACGAGTAGGAACCAAACACCGTGCCGTTTTTATAGAGCACGAGGCACCCCGCCCCGCTAGCAGCCGTGCGGCTGCCGTGCCACAATCCTTGCGTGCCGGTATTCGCCGTCGAGGGAAACACCAGATCGTTGATATCCAGGAAGGTGGTTCCACCCTGCAGCAGGGAAATCTGCGCGCCGGAACTGGCCGTATCGCATCCGATCGCGTATGTCGTCGCGTTGGATGTGCGATTGTTTAGGCAGTAGACGCCGATCGACCCTGAGTTCAACGAGTAGTTCAGACCGGCAGCATCCAATGCAAGATTGGTATCTAGGCCTTGGCTTGCCTGCCCTGTGTAGCCGCGATCGACAGCGAAGGTTGGCGGCGTTCCGCCCGACGTGGCCGTGAGCGCAAAGTTGCCGCTGACCAGATTCAGCTTTGCCGTCGTGGTGTCCTTGGTCGCGAAAATGTAAAGCGCGTCCAGCTTTGACCACACACCATCGGCCACCATTCCGTTTATCATCTGAATGTAAGCGCGCCTTTCGGCATCGCTTAAGGCAGAGGTTCGCACTAGGAACGCCTGCGCCTGCGGGCTGATATATCCAGCACGAATTATTCTTTGAGTGTTCTGCGACAGCATTACAGGCCAACCCCATGCAGGGTGACGATGTGGGCAACCGCCGCAGGAGTGAGAGTCGTCAGGTTGACCAGATAGCCGAATAGATCGGCGCCGGCCAACTTCAGTTGCTTGTTGAGACCGTGGTTTTCGACCCATTGAGTTGAGCCGAGATCCACGGCCGTTCCGAGATCGATATAGCCAAGGAACGATGCTCGATCACCGGAGACCAGATCCCATGCACCATCATCCGCCGTCGCCGATGGCGGGGTAACGTTATAGAGATACAGGCGCCAGGCGGTCGCCTCAGCCGTCGCGCCATCGATCTCCAGTGTTGCCGACGTGATTACAATGCGTTTGCCGCTGAGACCCATGTTGGCGAACGTACCGGCTGCGCCGTTGCAGTCGTTCGCAACGTGCGATGCCGCAGCAGGCGTGAAAGTCGCCGACGCACTAAAGCCGGTTGTTTGCGCAAGATACCCGTCGAGCGTCATCACCGTTCCGTCATCGGCGGCATCGCCAAGAGCGCCGTTGAGCATCGTAAGAGAAAGAAGAGCAGCCATGTCTAGGTTCCTTTAAACAAAGAGGAAGGGATATAGGATAGCGGCGCCGCTACTCACCGCAGCGATTGTGAACGACAACGGGACGCCACCATTCGACCAGCCGCTGGTCAGAACGCCATCCGTGACGTTGGCGCGGGCCTCGTAGTTAGCATTGGGGAGAGCAGCCAATGCGAGGTCCATTTCGTTTGCCGCATCTTCCGGCGCTGTGATGACATGCGTGGTGTTTGAGACCAGACTGGACCAATCACCGCCGGCTGCCTGAACCTGGAGGCGGATCGTATCGCCTGACGCCACCGTGTCGTCTACCGTGACTGTAAAATCAGGCTCATTATCAGTTGTCACCCATGACGGATGCATAGCCAGAACCGGCGCTGTCAGTAGCGCTGGGGCTGATCCAGTTGCATTCGCAAAGGACCCGAGATGCCCAAATCCCCTCCCCAGCGCCCCTAGTCTTCCAAATGACATGTTGTGCCTTTTCAAGAAAAGACCCGACGCCGTTACAGCGCCGGGCAAGTAGGGTGGGCGAACACAGGGACAGGAAGGGTTCCCTGCAGCCCTCTCGGGCCTAGTAACGGCGCTGGGACGCCGAATTACATGGATCTGGTTTGCCGGCCTCGTAGGCTTCGCTCATGGCCTGGTATCGGCCGCCGCCCTTGCAAAGTTCTTTCCAGCGCTTCGTTTGCTGGCGATCGAGATAGGCTTGCGAGTACGTCCCGAACATCGGTTGGGCATTGGGTCGGTAGTCAGACCGGGCATACGTGCAGGTTGCCATGAGAATGAGCGCGGACAATGCCGGGATGGCCCACTGTCTCATCGGATCGATGGCATGCGCAGCCCGCCCCCGCCTCCCAGCACCATCTGCACAAGCCAGAGGATTACGATCAGTGCGACGATAACCCAGAGGATCTGGACCACCTTCTCAGGAATCGGCAGGCCGAGCACATCGCGCAGCACCCACAGGATGAGATAAATGACGAGCGCGAGCACGCACACGTAGATCAGGAACGTAATGACGGATGCCAACATGGGGCTAATCCTTCGGTATCTTCTCGAACGTCACGCGGTAGCGTTCGCCCCTCTCCAGCCTGCCGAGTGACGGATGCAGGTTGGTGGTGATGGTGTTG